TGTTGTCTAAGCCAAGTGCTTTCGATAGAATCAACGTACGTAGATTGTTTATTGTTTTGGAAAAAGCAATTGCAACTGCTGCTAAGTTCACACTGTTTGAGTTCAACGATGACTTCACAAGAGCTCAATTCCGTAACTTAGTTGAGCCGTTCTTGCGCGATGTGCAAGGTCGTCGTGGCATTTATGATTTCAAAGTCGTTTGCGATACTACAAACAACACTGCTGAAGTTATTGACAGAAACGAGTTTGTTGGAGATATCTACATCAAGCCAGCTAAGTCTATTAACTACATCCAGTTGAATTTCGTTGCCGTTAGAACGGGCGTTGAGTTCTCTGAAGTTGTCGGTCAATTTTAATCGATAAATATAAAAGAGGAGAACAAACATGGCTTTTAATGTCAATGAAATCAGAAGTCAGTTAACCCTTGGAGGAGCGCGCGCTGCTCTCTTCCAAGTTCAGTTTACTAACCCTGCCAACGGTATTGCAGATCTGAAATTACCTTTCATGGTCAAGGCAGCACAGATTCCTTCATCTACTTTAGGTGTTATCGAAGTTCCTTACTTCGGCCGTAAAGTTAGACTTGCTGGCGATCGTGTGTTTGCTGACTGGACAGTCACCGTTATTAATGACGAAGACTTCCTAATCAGAAATGCAGTGGAACAATGGTCTAACGAGATCAACTCCCTTCAAGGCAACTTGAGAGGTTTTGGAGCAGCTAGCCCACTACTATATAAATCAACTGCTGAAGTGACCCAGTTCTCAAAGACTGGTGCACCAATCAGAACTTATAAGTTTAATGGAATCTTTCCTTCTGAGATCTCTCCTATCGAGATGTCATGGGAAACAACTGATGCGATTGAAGAATTCACTGTAACATTCCAGTATGACTATTGGGAAGTTAGTGGAGGCATCACCGGCAACGCTGGTGGCGTCTAATATATAAGGTAGAGGGGCCGTATGGCCCTTCTCCCACTATGGAGTAAAAATGGCAGAACTATTTGGGTTTGAGATCCGTAAAAAGGGTCAGACAACTAAACAAGAAGACGAAAACTTACAAACGTTCGCACCAAAGCAAGAAGATGATGGTGCTCTCGTTGTTGCTTCTGGTGGAGCTTACGGAACTTATGTTGACCTTGAAGGTGCAGCGAGAACCGAAGCAGAGTTAGTTACCAAATACAGAGACATGCTGCAACATCCTGAAGTGGATGCTGCTGTCGATGATATTGTTAATGAAGCGATTGTGATTGAGAAGGGCACTAAGCCTGTTGAAATCGATCTAGGCGAAGTTAAACTTTCAGCTAACATCAAGAAGATGATAACTGAAGAGTTCGCAACTATTTTAAATTTGCTCAAATTCAACACACAGAGTTATGACTTATTCAAGTTGTGGTATGTGGATGGTAGGATTTACTTCCATGCTGTTATTGATGAAGCAGATCCCAGAGCAGGGATCAAAGAATTAAGAAACATTGACCCACGTAAAATGCGTAAGGTCAGGGAAATTAAAAAGAAAAAAGATCCTACTTCAAAAGCGGATATAACAAAAACACAGAACGAATACTTTATCTACAATGATAAAGGCTTTGCTGCTCTAAACAATTCGTTATCCCAAACTGCTGGCGCAACTGGCTTGAAGATTGCTAAAGATTCAATCATTCATTGCACATCTGGTTTGATGGATACAAACTCAACACTAGTCCTATCTTATTTGCACAAAGCAATTAAGCCTCTCAATCAGTTGAGAGCTTTGGAAGATGCTGTTGTGATTTATAGAATTTCAAGAGCTCCGGAACGTAGAATCTTTTACATCGATGTTGGTAACCTTCCAAAGATGAAGGCTGAACAATATCTTCGTGACATGATGGTTCGTCATAAGAACAAGCTGGTGTACGATTCAGCTACTGGTGAGATCAGAGATGATCGTAAGTTCATGACTATGTTGGAAGATTACTGGTTGCCTCGTAGAGAAGGCAATCGTGGAACAGAAATTACTACATTGCCTGCAGGTCAGAACTTAGGTGAGATGCAAGACGTAGAGTACTTCCAGAAGAAGTTGTACAGATCTTTAATTGTTCCTGAGACAAGACTGAGTGATGAGAACAATTTTAACCTTGGCAACAATGGCGAGATCTCAAGAGATGAGATTAAGTTCTCGAAGTTTGTTGATCGTTTAAGAACAAGATTTAATCAGTTGTTCATCAAGGCTTTGGAGAAGCAATGTATTCTCAAAGGGATCATAACTACTGATGAGTGGAAAGAAATATCTAATGCTATTACTTTTCAATACGCAAGAGACAATTACTTCGCAGAACAAAAGAATAATACTATCTTGCAGGGTAGAGCAACATTGCTGATGCAAATGCAACCAACTATTGGTAAGTACTATTCTCATACATGGATTAGAGAAAACATCCTCATGCAAACTGAAGAAGATATTGCAAAGATGGATGAACAGATTGCTGAAGAACAATCAATAGAACAATTCCAATCAGCTGATGAACAAGCTGGTGGACCTCCAGGAGGTGGCACACCTTTTGGTGGAGGTTCAAGTGATCAGAACCCCAGTGAACAAACTTGATAAATAATTGGAGATTAATATGCCTGACTATTCTGTAGATATGATAAATTTTGTAGTGGATCAAAAACCTAATGAGTTTGTTAACTCATTTAATGCACAAATGCAACAAAAGGTGACTGATATCGTTACTGGTTATAAAGCAGAGTTAGCAAAAAGTTATTTGGCTCCTAAACAAGAGCCTGAAGAAGAACAACAAGAAACCGAGGTTACATCAGATGAAGACTCTGAAACAAATACTTGAAGTATACGGACCTGATACAAAGGATGGTAAAGCCTTTGTTCAAAAACACGCCATTGTAAAGACGACTGATGCTAACAAGAATGGTGATGATGTATTTCAAGCCACCAATGTTAAAAAAGCAGACCGTAAAAAAGAACGCCATGGTTACGAGCCAGGTGAAGATGAAAAGGTTTATGAAGCTGTAATGATGTTTGCTGATTTCATCCAAGAAGGTGAAAAGGCTGACGAAATAGTTTCTTCTGATTATAAAGAGATTGTTTTACCTAACGGTAAGACAATGAAGATTCCAGCCAAGAGAGCTGAGATGAAAAAAGAAGATACAGAGATCACTGAGATGGAAAAGTCAATGGCATATGCTATTGGTACTAAGTCTGCAATGAAGTCTACTGGTGACAAACCACCTCTTGAAAAGTCTACGATTACCAAAGCTCATAAGATTGCTAAGTCCATCTTGAAGAAAGAAGATTACAATGCTGAAGACTTTAAATCTTTCATCAAAGAACATACAGAACAAATGACTGATGAAGAACTTGATTTGATCGAACAGATTTACAACGATCTGGATGAAGAAGAAGCACAGACGTTTGTTTCAGTTGTTGAAGCAGGTGAGCTTGATTCTTTCTTAGATGAACTCAACAAGGCATTGGAAGAATAATGGCAGAAATTCTAAAACTAACTGGTACAGAAATTACTTTAAATGCTACTGCCAACTTAGTGTCTTCAGCAACAGCAATTAAAGTAACAAACGCAAATACAACTACAGTTTCACTATTGACTATAGTTCCTTCTTCTGGTGCTAATACCACCACAACAATATTAGCTTCTTCAACATTATTGTTACAAAAAGCACCAGAGGCAAAGATTGCTTCTTCTTTAACTAGTTTGGTAACTGCAACTCCAATTGCTTTCACCTAAGGACTAACATGAAGTTAATTACAGAACTAAACGAAGACGTAAAATGTATCGTTGAAGAAAAAGAAGGCCAGAAGAAGTTCTTCATTACTGGTCCTTTTATTCAGACAGAACAGCAAAACAGAAACGGTCGTATCTACGGCCGTGGTATCATGGAGAAGGAAGTTAAGCGTTATAACGAGCAGTACGTTAGTACTAACCGTGCGCTTGGCGAGTTGGGTCATCCTGACGGTCCTTCTATTAACCTTGATAGAGTCTCACATAAGATTGTTAGCTTGACTCAAGAAGGCAACGATTTTATTGGTAAGGCAGAAATTCTTGGAACACCAATGGGTGTGATTGCAAGAAACCTGTTGGAGAGTGGTGTTCGTCTTGGTGTCTCTACTCGAGGCATGGGTTCTGTATCTCAGAAGAACGGTGTTACTTACGTTCAAGACGACTTCCATTTAGCAACTGCTGCTGACATTGTTGCAGATCCCTCCGCTCCCGATGCTTTCGTGCAAGGTATCATGGAAGGTGTTGAGTGGGTGTGGGATAACGGTATCCTTAAACAGCAACAAATTGAGAGATATAAGGAAGTGGTAGATAGCAGAATTGGTAAAAGTGATTACGAAGAAACTGCCATCAAAGTTTTTGAACACTTCCTCGGTTCTTTAAGAAAATAATATTATTATAAATAAATTAAATAGTTTAAGGAGAAACTAAATGGCTAAAGGAAAATCATTCGGAGACATTGTTAAATCAGTGCTATCCGAACAGACAATTGAAGAGACAATGGAAGTTGGTGGTGGTGCTACTGGTGGCGCCAAGGCTGCTGATCCCAATGGTGGTCAAGCTCCTGCTCGCAAAGGCGATAAGCGCAATAGCGATTCAATGGAGAAGGGTCAGAACCCTGATGGTACACCTATTGAGGACACAGACTCAAACAACAACACAAAACCAACAGGTGATGCATCTGGTGGTAACAAAGCTACGATCAAGGCTAAGCCTAGCGCAGCTTCTGGTTCGATGAAAGAACACATCGATGCTATTTTTAATAACGAAGATCTTTCAGAAGATTTCCGTACGAAAGCATCAACAATTTTCGAAGCTGCTGTGCAAGCACAGCTTCAAGAAGAGAAGACTAAGTTGGAAGAAGAGTTTGCTACTTCATTGGTTAAAGCCAAAGAAGAGTTGCAAGCAGACTTGGTTGAAAAACTAGACCAGTATACAACGTATGCTGCCGAACAGTGGATGGAAGAAAATCGCGTTGCGATCGAATCGTCACTGAAGTCTGAGATCACAGAAGATTTTATCAATGGACTCAAGGGTTTGTTCACAGAACATTACATCGAGATTCCAGAAGATAAGGTGGACGTATTGAGTCAAATGGCTGAGAAAGTCCAAGAACTCGAAGAGAAGCTTAACAGCGCTATCAACGAGAACATGGATTTGAAGGGTCAAGTTGACGAAAACGTTCGTGAAAGAATCCTTGCAGATGTATCGGAAGGCCTTGCTGCGACTCAAGTTGAGAAGCTAGCAGCTTTAGCCGAAGGTGTCGACTTTGATAATTCTGATAACTTTAAAAAGAAATTGGAACTTGTTAAAGAGAACTACTTCCCTTCAACAACTTCGTCTAAGAAATTGAACGAAGAAGCAGAAGATGAAGCTCTAGCATTGAACGAGGAAACTACGGCAAGTCCTAAGACAGGAGATAGAGCAGTTAATGCATACGTCTCAGCGTTGTCTAGAACTCTTAAGAAATAAGATTTATAAATAAATCAACTTAACCTGAAAATTTAAAGGGGAAAACTAAAATGTATGTAACTGAAGAACTACAATCTAAGTGGGGCCCAGTTCTTGATCACGAAGACTTACCTTCGATCAAAGACACCCACAAGCGTAATGTGACTGCTACCATTCTCGAGAACACTGAACGTGCTCTTCGCGAATCTGGCGCACAAGGCGGATTCTTGACTGAGTC